ATGGCGGACACAGTAATCATGCAAATCCTGCAGTGGGCTATACCCTCGGGCGGCATAGGTGCCGCCATCGCTTGGGTTGCGAACCGCAAGGTGAAGGAGGCCGAGACGGCGAAGAGCGTGCATGACACCTACAAGGTGATGTACGAAGACGTATCGACGCTGCTTGTTGAAACGCAGAAGAAATATGAAGAGACGACAAAGATCACTGAGAAACTGGTGGCTGAAAACAACCTCACGCGACGTGCTGTCAACCGTCTGTCGCGTGCCATTGAGGCTATTCAGCTATGTCCTCACAGGGCTGCTTGTCCTGTCAGCAGCGAGCTGCAGCTCGACGAGACAGACGGTGAGGTCGGAAAACAAAGTGTCGGCAAGCGCAGTGCGAAAGGACAGCGCAAGCGCCGCGACGAGCGTGATGAAGGCGTGGTGGACGGCGCCGGTGAAGGCGGACACGGCATTGCTGGAGATAGCGCTTGACTCCGGTCTGTGGCGACTGCCTGAAGGAGCGAGCTATGCTGCGAGCTCGGGCCGTGCGCACGTGAAGGCGAGTGTGAAGCAGAACACGGGCGGCAAGCCTCCTACCCTGGTGATAGAGAGCGGCTGCGACAGTTTGGCGCGTCTGTGTGCGTATTATGAGGCGGAGAACGAGCGCCTGAGCGTGAAGAACGCTCATCTTCAGGACAGTGCTCAAACGGCGGTTGAAGAACGTTCGAAAGAGCGAGGGTTGTGGTGGGTGGACTGGTGTGTATTTATTGCAGGCGGAATAGTCTGCACGGTAATAACAATTTTAACAATGAAGATTTATGAACGATTTTATGTACGGCCTGGCGGTCGTTAAGGTAGGCGAAAAAAAGCTTGGCTACATCGAGGAAAACAGCTTCAAGCTGAACGGTGCGAAGGGCGAGGTGACGAAGATCAACGCTGCCCAGAAGCATGGCGGTCCTGTGCTTGTGATTCCGAAGTCGAACGGCACGATAGCTCCGAGCTTTGACCTTATCCAGATGGACTACGAGAACATGGCAGCTCTGATGGGCGGTGTGGTGAAGAAGACGGCGGAGAAAGCGACGGGCTGGGAAGCTCCATCGGACCTGGTGCAGATAACGAGTCCACTGACGATACAGACGGACTCGTCGCACGAGATAAACATCCGGAAGGCTTTCATCTCGGCATACATTGACGGCGACCTGAACTTGGACAGTGTGTCGAAGGTGAAGGTTGAGGTTGAGGTGATGATTCCGGACGACGGTAGCAAGCCTTACAGCATTGATGATGTGGCTGGATAGATAAACACCGAGAGCGATGAAGGACAGCCATATTGAGAAGGAGGCAGCGGAGGCACTTTTAGACGTGGGTGTCTCCGTTCCTTTTAAGGAGTTGCGTCTGCCGTGGCGCAAGGAGGCGATACGTCTGCGTTTCAGGATGGGCCGTCCGCGTCTTGGCGGTCAGATACGCATAGCTCGTCTGTTTGCCGGCATGAACGTGACTCACGCGGAGCTGGAGGCGATGACAGAGGCTGAGCGTCTGGCTTGGCTTGGGGAGCACGGTCGCACTGTGAGCCGGATTGTTGCTCTGACGATATGCAGGGGGAAGTGGAGCGGGCTGCTGCTGTCGGGCGTGGTGGCTTGGTTGCTACGCTGGTGGGTGGATGACGTTTGGCTTGAGGCTGCTTTCCGACGTTGGACGCTTCTGCTGGGTACTCGGGGTTTCGAGAGTATTATCGCATTGTCGGCGGCGACGAATCCGCTGAAGCCGACGATAGCGAGCCATTAAAGGAAGGGGAGTTAAGAACTAAGTATGAGAGTTCACATAGCCTCTTCGGTATGCTTTGGCAGGTGGCTCAGGCTACTGGCTGGAGTGTGGACTATATGCTGTGGGGTGTGAACTGGGAGACTCTGGTGCTGATGCTTGCCGATGCTCCGCGGTATGTGAAGGTGAAGGGCAAGGCGGATTCTTCGCCGTCGCGTAAAGTGAAAGGGAAGCGCACCGCGCAGGAGATCCTGGAGTGTTTTCAAACAAGACTGAAGAAATGACATGAAAGCTGTAGAAGTAGAATTATTGATGAAAGGGAACCTTAGCCAGGGCATGTTAGATGCCCAGACTAAGGCTAATTTGCTTGATGAGTCCTTGAAACGGGTCGGCATGACCATTGGCGGTGTGTTCACGGCACAGAAGGCTATGGAATTTGTGAAAACAATGATCGATGTGCGCCAGGAAGTGGAAAACCTCATCATCTCGTTTGAAACATTGTTAGGCAGCAAGGACAAAGCCACACAGTTCTTCAGCGAATTGAGTGAATATGCCGTGAACACACCGCTTATGCTTAATGATCTTGCAGGAGGAGCGCAGACTATGCTCGCATTCAATATCGAAGCGGAGAAAGTCATACCAACCCTAAAGCAGATTGGTGACATCTCCATGGGCGACCGTGACCGCTTCAACTCGCTTGTACTTGCATTTTCGCAAATGTCGGCTACAGGCAAACTGATGGGACAGGATTTGCTCCAGATGATAAATGCCGGTTTCAATCCACTCGCTACCATATCGGAAAAAACAGGCAAAAGCATAGGGCAACTCAAAGACGAAATGTCCGCAGGTGCTATCAGTTCTGAAATGGTGGCACAGGCATTTGCAGACGCAACCGCAGAGGGTGGCAAATTTCATGGTATGCTGGATAAGCAAAGCAAAGGTTTGAAGGGACAAATCTCAAATTTGGAAGGTGCTATTGACAACATGTTCAATGCCATGGGCGAAAAGAGTGAGGGTATTTTAACGGGCAGCGTTGAAGTGGCTTCAGAACTTGTAAAGAACTATGAAGCGGTAGGAAAAGCCCTTATGTCGCTTGTTGCGGTATATGGCAGTTATAAAACAGCTTTGATTGCAACACTGGCAGTACAGAAGGCTGCTTCTTTTGTTGAAAACATTCGCCTTGTGGCTATGTTCCGTAAAGAATTGGGACTTGCAACAGCTGCACAGCAAGCCTTCAATATAACAGCAAATGCCAATCCTTATGTGTTACTTGCAACTGTTATTTTGTCTGCTGCCGCTGCGCTGGCTATATATTCAAAGAATTGCTCTGCAGCAGCTGACGAGGCTCAACGTGCGGCTGATCGTGAGAAAGAACAGACAGATGCAATCAATGACAAAAAAGAAGCGATTGAAAAATGTATAAGCACCATAACAGATGAAAATCTAGCGGAACTAGACAGACTAGAAGCTCTAGAAAAGCTAAAGAAATTGATGCCGTCAGTATTTGAGAAATACAAGACCGAAAAGGAACTTATCGACAAACTGACGGAGGCACGCCGAGAATATAACGAGGAACTTCGTGAGGAACGTAATCTTAAAGGCGAAGGTAATTTGAAGGCAGACCAACAACGAGTGGCGGATCTGAAGAAATATTTGGAATTGCGCAAGCAGTACTACAAAACCGGTCGCTTGAATATGTCAGATTCTGATTATAATCTCTATCAGAACCTTAACAAGAAATATAATAAAGAAGTAAGGAACGTGCGTGGCACGTTTCAGACGTTCAACTCCGCTATAGAATCGTTGATTAAAGCTTCAGAGGGTACGGTGTGGAAAGATGTGCAGCAAGTGCGAACAGATAACCATAACAAGTTTATGGCAAAGTTGAATAGTATGAACGCAGAGACCGCTCAAAAGACTATCAACTTCTACAAAAATTGTATCTCCTCTGCGAACAAGCAAGGCAAGAAACTTGTAAAACTTCCAGGAGAGAGTGTTGCAACTAGTGTAGACGAATTGCAAAACCGCATCAAATCGGCCACTGCTCGTATGAAAAGCATACACGAGAATGCCTCTAAAGACTTCATGAAAGATGCAAAAACTGCATGGACTAATGCACAGAATGAAGTAAATAAAGTCATAAAGAATCGCAACAATCGTTCCCTTTATCCTGATGAAGCGTCCTATCTTGCAGCATTACGCAAGGCACGCGATGAAGAAAAGAAGGCAAAGGCAAACTATGAGGCTGCAGGTGGTGACACATCAAAGAAAACAAAAAAGACAAAGAACACTGGTCTTACACCTCAGGAGAAAGCTAATATAAAGGCTGCAGAGCAAGAAGAGAAAGGGCGTCAGGTAGAAGCGGCACAACGTAAACAAGAAGCGTCAGAAAAGCAAACCGCATTTGATTTGAAACAAGCGGAGATTGACGGCTTGCAAGAGGGTTTTGACAAGGAACTTGAAACGATAAATCTCAATTACGATAAACTTATCGAAGCGAACCGTTTGCGCCAGCAAGAATGGGTAGATGAACTTCAGAATATATCAGACCTCTCATTTGAACAGGCTCATCCTAACTGGAAGAAGCAAGGGTTGAAGCGTCCAACTGTTACTATGGATGATTTGAGTGCTGACCAAAAAAACTATCTGAAACAATATACTGAAGCCGCAAACGCATACAAGCAAAATTCCGAAGCAAAGCTCTATCAGAATTTGCTCGCCAAGTACCAAGACTACGAGGAGCAGCGCAAGAGCATCAGCGAGAAGTTTGCTAAGGATCGTGCTCAGATAGAGAAGGCTGTGGACGCAGACGGGCGTCCTATAGGCGATGATGTGAAGGCGCGTGCGTTGGCAGAGCTGTCGAAGCAGGAGCGTGCTGCGCTGAAGTCTGTGGACGATGCTCAGCTGACGGAGCTTGGCAAGGAGAACAAGGTGCTTGTGGACTTGTTTGCTGACACTTCGGAGAAGAGTGTGGCTGAGGTTCAGAAGATAATAGACCGTATAAAGGTGCTGATGGACTATCTGCGTGGGACGAAGGACGCTGAGGGCACGGCTGTGATAAAGGACGGGAACGGAAGGACGGAGCGGAGGATCACGCAGAAGGATATGGCGGAACTGGGTTTTTCGCCGGCTGAGCTGAAGGCCCTGGAGAAGAGTCCTGAGAAGCTGAAGGCTCTGACGGAGCAGTATGAGAAGCTGAAGAAGGAGGTGCTCGGTAAGAATCCGTTTAGGGCTCTGGCTGATGCGGTTGGGGAGCTGTTCAAGCACGGCGAGGATGGTGAGGAGAAGGGCCTTGAGGCTAAGCTGAAGCGCCTTGGTGAGTCTGCTGCGGCTTCTGCAGAGATGGTGTGCGACCTGGCCGGGAGGTTGAGCGAGATGTTTGAGGCGGCGGGTAACGATGGCATGGCTGAGGCGATGGATGCTGTGCAGGGTGTGATGACGAGTGTGAGCAATATAGGCCGTGGCTTTGCTGAGGGCGGCGTCGTTGGCGGCATAGCTGCTGCCGCGGGCGAGGCTATCGGCTGGGTGACCAAGGCTTTTCAGGCGAGTGCGCGTCATAAGGCTGCTTTGGAGAAGATCATGGAGGAGGTGACGGCTCAGCAGCGTGAGTATAACCTGCTGCTGATGGAGCAGAACCTGGAGCTGGAGAAGGCTCAGACGATATTCGGCACGGACACTTATGGGAAGGCTGCGAACGCTGTGAGGGTGATGAAGGATGCCTACGCTGGCCTGAAGGCGGAGATTGCGGGCACGGCTGAGCAGCAGAAGAAGTTCGGATACCTTGATACTGGGAATGCCTTCTGGAACAAGATTATGAACAAGGGCTACTCGGAGCTGAAGGATGCGTACTCGGGTCTGGCAGACATTGAGATAAAGACGGGCCATAAGAAGACGGGTCTGTTCGGCTGGGGCAAGGGCAAGGATACGTACAGCAGCATTCTGGATGTTTATCCGGAGCTGATAGACAGTGCGGGGAACTTTAACCGTGAGCTGGCTGAGAGCATCATGAACAGCCGTGAGTTTGCGAAGAATGACAAGGAGGCGCTGCAGTATATCATAGACCTATATGACCAGGCAGAGGAGGCTTGGAAGTCTGTGAAGGACTACTTTGAGGGTGTGTTCGGCGACCTTGGGCAGACGCTGACGGATGCGCTGGTGGACGCCTTCAAGAACGGTACAGATGCGGGCAAGGCTTTTGTGGACTCTCTGACGGGTATGCTGGAGAAGCTGGCGGAGCAGATGATATACACGGTGACGATAGCCCCACTGCTGGAGAAGGCTCAGAAGGAGATGCTGGACGTGATGAAGCGCGAGGACCTGACTGACGAGGAGAAGTTTGGCAACTATGTGCGGATTCTGGACGAGATGACGGACAATGCGCTGAGCCAGCAGGGAACCTTCAACGCGCTTCTGGAGAAGTATCGCCAGCTGGCGAAGGATAAGGGCCTGGACTTGTGGCAGGGTGACAGCACGACGCAGACGGGAAAGAGCGGTGCATACACGACGGCCTCGCAGGAGAGCATAACGAAGCTGGAGGGTCTGTACACGGCGATGCTGGTGCACGAGACGAACATAGACACGAACGTGGAGAATGTGGCGGGGAGCATGCAGACGGCTCTGGTGCACCTGAAACGTATAGATGCGAACACGGGCGAGTGCAGCGAGACGCTGAAACTGATGCGCAAGGACATGCGTGACATGAAGGATGACCTGACAACGCTACGTAGGGACGGCATTAAAACAAGGTAAGAAAAAGGAGGAAAGAGCATGGAGATAACGAAAGGTCTGCTGTACATAAACGGCAAGGACGCAGCCCAGGAATGGGGCGTGTTCCTGACGGAGAAGAAGGAGGGTGAATGGACAAACTATGAGGCTCTGCTGAAGCCGAGCACGACAAAGGAGCTGACGGTGGTGGACAACCCTGACGCTGACGGGGAGGAGCTGCCGGAAGAAATAGAGCTGCACCTTCAGGCGCGTGACGTGGAGCTGTACTTCTGCCTATGGGCCGAGTCGACGCAGGCGTACTTCGTGAACTACGGGAGGTTCTTCACGATGCTTCGTACGGGCAATGGCGGGTGGCTGGAGGTGAGGCTTCCGGAAATAGACCGCACGTTCAGACTGCGGTATCTGGGCGCAACGGAGACGGAGCAACTGACCCCAATAGGCGAAGGCGGCGTGTGCAGCAGGATGCGTCTGAAATTCAGGGAGCCGAAGCCTCTGTACTGAAACGGCGTTTGCAAGGTATTCAAACAACGATAAAACAACGATAAAAAGGACATCAAAGGACATGGAGCTGAAGATATATGACAAATGGAACCGGCTGAGGACAACGCTGGTGCCCGACGGTAGCAGCACCCACCACGAGGAGGTGGGCGGTGACGACTACCTGAGCGTGTCGCTGGACAGCCCGGAGTGCGTGACACTGGAGCTGAACGACTGGACGGTGTGGGAAGGTCGGAAGTTCTGGTGTGTGGAGGCGTACACTCCGAAGCAGACGGGTCGCAGGAAATGGACGTACTCGGTGAAACTGTACGGTGCGGCGAGCCTTATCAAACAGGCTCTGATGCTGAACACTGAGGATTCGCCCGTATTCAGCTACACGGCGACGGCGCGTGAGCATGTGGCCCTGGTGGTGAAGAACCTGAACCGCTGGATGGGCGGCATAACGGACTGGAAGGTGGGCAAGGTGGAGGCTACGGGGAACATCGTGGTGGACTACTCGGAGGGTCTGTACGGGAACGACGCTCTGAAGAAGATAGCCGATGAGGCCGGGACTGAATGGTGGATAGAGGGCATGACGGTGAACGTGTGCCGCTGTGAGAGGGGCGACGAGGTGACGCTGGGCTACGACAACGGCTTGTTGAGCATAGAGCGTGACACGGCGGACAACGTGAAGTTCTTCACGAGGCTGTTCCCAATAGGCAGCAGCCGCAACATAGACGCTGAGAAATACGGCAGCAGCCGACTGCTGCTTCCGAGCCGTGTGACGTATGTGGAACGGAACACGGAGCTGGGCATTGTGGAGCACTTCGAGCAGGCGGCGTTCCAGGACATATACCCGAGGCGCACGGGCGAGGTGAGCTCGGTGAGGAAGGAGACGAAAAAGGGCGATGACGGCAAGCCATTCAACATATACTACTTCACGGACGGCGGGATGAACTTCGACCCGAACGAATATGAGATAGGAGACCTGGTGAAGCGTGTGACGTTCCAGACGGGGCAGCTGGCCGGTCTGGGCAACGACGAGGACGGGGAGCACTACTTTGAGGTGAACTATAACAGTGCGACGCGTGAGTTTGAGCTGATAACGATATGGCCATACGATGACGACACGCAGGTGCCGGGCGGAGTGCTGGAGCCGAAAGCCGGGGACACCTATATACTGTGGAACGTGCGAATGCCGGACGAGTATTACCCGATAGCTGAGGAGGAGTATGCGACGGCGGTGGAAAAATACATGGACGAGCACTGTCTGGACAAAAGCGTGTACAAATGCTCGACGGACTATGTGGCGCTGAAGAAACGCGGCGTTGTGCCGTGCATGGGGCAAAGGGTGCGGCTGGAGAGTGACCGTTTTTTTGCGAGCGGCTACCGTGAGAGCCGCATAACGGTTGTGGACCAGAAGCTGGAGCGGCCGACGGAGGCAGACATCGAGATAAGCGACGTGCTGTCGCAAACGACGCAGAGCCGTATGGCTGACGAGATAGAGAACGTGCGGAGCGAGGTGAAAGCGAACACCGTGGAACTGCCGGACTTGATACGCTCTTGGGACACGACCCAGCCTACGGACAACAATCTGTTTTCGGCAAGAAGGAGCGAACAGGAATTTCTGAGCAGGAAACGCAACGACCGCACAAAGGGGCGCATAACCTTTGAGCAGGGCGTGGTGTTCGGTGAGGAGGAGAACGGGCGTGTTGACGGCAAGGGCAACGCGGAGCTGCTGACGGCTGTGGTGAGGGAGCTGCTCAGCAGCGGGGACTATAGCGGCGGGGGCTTGACGGACAGGGGCTGGAAACTGGGTATGGATGAGGACCGATTGTCGCACCTGATTGTGGACAAACTGACGGTGCGTCAGGTGATGAACGTGTTTGAGCTGCTGATAAACAAGGTGCGTAGCGTGGGCGGCCAGATATGCGTGAGCGCAGCGAACGGGAAGATAAAGGCTGTGGAGGAACGGGGGGACTACTACCTCATCAGTTTCGAGCAAGAGAACATGTTCGTGCGACACGACCTGGTGCGCTGCCAGACGTTCACGGGTACAGACCTGCGGAGCTACTGGGTGGAGGTGGCTGAGGTGACAGCGGACGGCATCGTGGTGGCTAAGGAGGAGTTTGAGGAGACGGAGCCCAAGGTGGGTGACGAGTGTGTGCTGATGGGCAACACGGCAGTGGAGAACCGCCAGAACCTGGTGCTTATATCGGCGACTGAGGACGGAGAACCGAGGGTGGACGTGATGGACGGCGTGAGCGGGAAGAGTTTTGAAAAGGCTCTGCGTGTTAGGTTGGGCTGCCTGGACGGGATAAAGGACGCCAGTTTCCCATTGGAGAACCAGCCTCGCGGAAATGGTCTGTATGCCGACAATGTGTATCTGCGCGGCACGTTCCTGCTTTCTACCGGCGAGGATGTGAAGACCAAGCTGGAGATAACGGAGGGCAAGGTGCAGAGCGCGATCGACAGCGTGAGGAACGATTTTCTGAGCGAGAAGGGCTATCTGAACAACCCGACATTTGCATCGGGACTGGAGAAGTGGAACTCGGAGAATGAGACGGTGTTCTTTCTCGTCGGCAACAAATGGGTGTGGGCCAACGGCGCAGCCCTATCGAAGAAGGGTGACGGCGCGAGCGTGGTGACAGACATGGGACGCAAGGTGGTGCGGATACGCAACAAGTATATCCGACAGAAGCATGAGAATCTGCGGTTTGTGCCGACCTTTCCGACAAAAAGCGATGGGAAGAAGGAAGCCTTGCCCGTGTATCTGAGCTTCTTTTATCGCTGCGCAAAGTCGGGCACGCTGAAGATTGGCTTTGAGAATGTTGACAAGACGGGGTTTGCGGATTTCAACAGTATGGAGGTGAGCGAGGAAATCGCTGCTACCGGCGGCTATGTGCAATACACCTGCAGCGGACTGTGGAACGGCACGGGCGACTTTAAGTTGTCGTTTGACGGCGACATCTATCTGTATATGCTTGTGCTGAGCACAGACAAGATTGAGGCACTGACGTACAAGTACAAAACGCTGTTCGAGCAGTCGGAGCGACTGGTGAAAATATCGGCAGCTGTGTATGACAAGGACGAGCGAGCACTGCAAGAGACGGGACTGATGGTTCAACCCGAAGGTACGGGAATCTATATTAAGGATGCAAACGGCAAACTGGCTCTGATAGGAGTGGGTGTAGAGGAAACGGATGCAGAGGGCAATAAGAAAACCGTCATCAAGCTGACGGCTGACAATATCAAGCTGGAGGGCCTGGTGACGGCCAACGGCTATTTCAAGGTGAAGGAAGACGGCAGCATCGAGGCTGTGAATGGAACGTTCCGAGGCCACGTGTACGCTGAGGGTGGAGCCATAGGTGGTTTCAGCATAGGAAACGGGCACATAGGTGGTGCAGATGTAATTTATAACGAAGATGGCACAATAGAGGTGAAGGATACCGAAAACGGTCTGTTCTTGTATGATGACATGATAGGGTTCAACGACAAGGGACGGCAAGCCATCTTCGGCACGTGGAACAACTACGGACAACCTATGCTATGCCGGTTGGTAGATACTGCCACTGATTACAACTTCGATTTTGGCATATCCCCGAAGTATGGCATCGTGTTCGACATAGAAAACTCCATGAACGGAAACTTTGCCTTTGCGGGTAAGGGTTCTGGTGTGCTGAACGGAGCTATGGACGGCTATGCATACAAAAAAATAGCCCTTGACAAGGCGAACACGGTGTTTGTCGGCTATATGGACCTGCAGGCTGCGACCCGCTTCATCGTTAAGGCGACGCAAGATTCTGCCGTTGTGGCACTGCCCAAGATAGGGCAAGTGAGGGATGGTTTGGCCATTGGAAAGAATACCCCATTCTGTATGAGAATAACTATCATCGCCGATATAGGGTCGAGCAACTACAAGGTGTGTGGACGCTACAGCCAGCAGGACAGCAAAAAGGAATATCCTTGGAACACCGAGGAACTGCCTGTGATGGTAGATTGGGATGGCGGACACTACGAAACGCTGAATATGGGTAAGGGAGATACGCTTGAGGTGCTACTGGTATATGACCCAGACAGCACCGAGACGCTGAACGGCTGGCCAACGAAATATACGGCAAGAATCATCAATAAACTATCATAACAAAAAGAGAGATACGACTATGGCACTGACAGAAGAAGAGAAGAAGGAACTGGTCCAGGATGTTGTGAACCAGATAAAGACAGACAGTCAGAGTGTGGACGAGCTGGAAGCGGTGAGCACGCTGGACGGTGTGGTGAGCCTCCCTGCCATGAGAGGCGAGACTATAGTGAGCGCTCCGCTGAAACTGCTGTCGAAACCTGCGGAGGATGCAGCAGCTGTCGCCAAGGCTTCTGCTGCTGTGGCTGACGCATCGGCAAAGAAAGCTGATACGGCAACAGCAACAGCAAAGGCTGCAGCCCAAACCGCCAACGATGCGGCAAGCAAGGCCACTGATGCCGCCCAGAAGACCAACGCAGCTGTGGCAAAGGCAGAAAGCGTGGAGTCGGAGTACAAGGACACGGCTCTGGCAGCGAGGAACGGTGCGACAGCACGGTTTGACGGGCTGGTGGAAGGCGTGGAGATACGACTTGTATCATGCCCCCAGATAGACGGTGTGTACTATGACACGGTGAAAAAATCCTTCTGCGGAAAGAATGGTAACATATACTGCAATAACTGGTTAGGCGCTGACATGTACATGAATGATGCGCGCACGGAAGTACTGAAAGACAAAGCGTATGTGTGCGGTGGCGTGGTGTATGTGTGGAGCGACGAGGAAGATAACCTGGTGGAGATAAGCGGAAGCGGCGGTGGCAACACCTATAACGTGACGGAGCAGGTTCCACTGGAGAGCGGATACTATACGCTTGAGACCGCCATAGCAGCCGTGGAGGAGAAGAAACGTGCGAAGGGACGCTGTATTACCTACGAGACGGCACAGGGCAAATGGGAAACCAAGCAGTTCAAAGGAACGAACATAGAGAGCTGGGAGCAGGCGGCGAGTTGGGAGGACTTTGGCGGTGACGGCACGGTGAAGAGCGTGACGCTGAACGGCAAGAAGCTGGAGCCAGGCGAGGACGGCAACGTTGCTATCACCATCAGCGAGACGGAGGTGGACGAGAGCCTGAACGTAAGCTCGACGAACCCGGTGCAGAACGCTGCTGTGACGGCAAAGCTGATGGAGATAGAGGCGAGTACCGTCTTGGGCATGAATGCCGAACTGAGTGACGACGGCAGCAGCGTGCGCCTGGCACTGACCAACAAGAGCGGTGCGGAGATAGCGTCTGCGGACATTCCGGCAGGAAGCGGCGGTGGAGGCGGTGACGCTTCGACCACGAAAATCGTGCTGGATGCAGCCGTCAGCAAGACCATCATCAAGGAAGGTGACAGCGCGATGCTGACATGGACGTATGACCACCAGTACAGCAGCGGTGACGAGAAAGGCACATCCACGGGTCAGAAGGCAACAGTCAGCATAGAGATGAAGAGGGGCGCGACCGTGATGTATGCAGACACGCAGCATGATGTTAGCAAGGGAACCTATACCCTGGATCTGACGAAATACCTGCTGCTCGGAACGACAGACATCTATGTGAGGGCTACCACAACCGACCCGACCACCGGCAAGACACAGACGAGGCAGAGCTATGTGAGCGTGAAGGCTGTGACCCTTGCGCTGAGCAGCAGCTTCAACATAGCCGAGTGTGTCGCCAAGGGCGGCTACGGTGTGAGCGAGGCGGTGAGCATCCCCTTTGCGGTGAGCGGAAGCGGCGACAAAACCGTGACGCTGTATCTGGACGGACACCAGTGGGACTCGCAGACGGTGAAAAGAAGCGGCACGACGAACGGCAGTTTCTCCTTGTCGATGTCGGGAGTGAGCATCGGCCGGCACACGGTGCAGATCGTCGCCGAGATGGAGGCGAGCGCGGAGCTGACGCTGAAGAGCGAGAGCATCTACTTTGACATTCTGAAGGCCGGACAGAACGCCCCGTATATCGGCACGAAGCTGACCTTCGGTGACGGACGCATTTTTGCGGACGACCATCTGACCCCGACTATTGAAACCGGTCAGTATGAGCAGGTGAGATTTGACTTTGTGGCGTATGATCCGACAACGACCCCGGCGACCGTGGGTGTGTGGCGAGACGGCATTCGTACGCAGACGGTGAGCGTTCCGAGGACTACGCAGGTATATACAAACCGTTTCCTGGAGCAGGGCGACGTGGCGATGGTGCTGAAGTGCGGCACAACGGAATACAAGCTGAACGTGAAGGTGACGGAGAGCGGCATTGACCTGAGCGAGGCGACTGCCGGACTTGTTCTGAAACTGACGGCAGCCGGCAGAAGCAATGCCGAGAGCGAGCCTGCTGAATGGCGTTATAACGACGTTCAAACGGTGTTTGAAGGTTTTGACTGGCAGAGCAACGGCTGGACGGGAGATGCCTTGAAGCTGACGAACGGCGCGAATGTAGAAATCGGGTACAAGCCTTTCGGCAACGACGCGACCACCACGGGCGCAACCTACGAGATGGAGCTGACATGCACGAACGTGACCGACCGCAGGGGTACGGTGGTGGACTGCATGACCGGCGGCGTGGGCTTCAGACTGACGACGCAGGAGGCTCTGATGCGGACGGGCGCAGGTTCGGAAGTAGGCACTAAGTTCGCAAGCGGTCTGACCCTGAAGATAGCCTTCGTGGTGCAGGAGAAAAAGGCGAGCCGACTGATGACGCTGTATGTGAACGGCATCCTATGCGGTGCGAAGCAGTATGCCTCGACGGATTCGCTGCTCCAGGCAGAACCGACGAACATCAGGATCACGAGCGAGAGTGCGGACGTGGAAGTGCGGAACATGCGTGTTTACAGCCGTGCTTTGGGCGATGATGAGGAACTGGCGAACTACATGGTGGACCGTCCGACAAGCGACGAGATGGTGGTGCTGTTCGAGAAGAACCAGGTGATGGACGACGAGGGCACAGACGTTGACATCGACAAGCTGAGGGCAATGGGCAAGAGCGTGATGAGGATTGTGGGCGACGTGAACCTGGTGAACCAGACGAACAACAAGAAGTTTGAGGTTCCGGTGGACATCTACTTCTACTCTGCCTACGGTAAGGAGTATGACTTCATCATCTACCAGTGCGGACTGAGGATACAAGGCACCTCATCGACGACCTACCCGAGAAAGAACTACCGCATCTACTTCAGTCGCTCGACGAAGTACGGCACGAAGCTGTATGTGAACGGTGTGGAGGTAGCGGACTTCAAATATTCGTTCAAGCCAGGTGCAAGACCGATAGACATATTCTGTCTGAAGGCGGACTTCTCGGACTCTTCTTCTACGCACAATACTGGTGCGGTGAGAGTGGTGAACGACATCTGGAAGAGATGCGGCTGGCTGACTCCGCCACAAATGGCCTACAAGGGCAACTATGACGTGAGAATCGGCGTGGACGGTTTCCCGATAGATTTGTTCTACGACAACAACGGCACGGGTGAGAACGTGTATCTTGGCAAGTACAACTTCAACAACGAGAAGAGCGGCAGCGGCATCATCTACGGCTTTGAGGGTATCGAGGGCTTCAATGACGAGGCTGCACTGAAGGGCGGGCGCAACAAGTGCATCTGCCTGGAGTTCCTGAACAACTCGGAGACATTGTGCCTGTTCGGTACGAGCAACATGGACACGTTTGACGACGCTCTGGAGTTCCGATTCAAGGCCGACGACACATGGGCGACGGCGCATGAGGAGGACAAGGCGGCAGTGAAGCGCCTTTGGGAGTGGATATACTCATGCAAGGGCAACCCGACGAAATTCCTGAACGAATATGCGGAATACTTCGGCAACGACTCGCCATTTGCATGGTATCTGATAACGGACTACTTCATGGCTGTGGACAACCGCGCGAAAAACATGATGCTCGTGACGTGGGACGGCAAGATATGGTATTTCATCCCATACGACATGGACACGGTGTTCGGTGAGCGCAACGACTCGGTTCTGAAATACGACTACACGATCACGTGGGAGACGATGGACGAGAGCATCGGCTCGTATGCGTTTGCAGGACACGACTCCGTATTGTGGGAACTTGTGAGAGGCTGCCCGGACAAACTGAGGGAGGTGGCAGACAAGCTGCGAAGCACGATGTCGCTGGAGTATGTGCTGAAGATGTTCAATGAGGAGATGATGGGCAACTGGTGTGAGCGCATTTACAACAAGGACGGCATCTACAAGTACATCAAACCGCTGACGGAGGGTGTGACGACGGCTGACGGCACTACGAGTTACTATGACTATCTCTATGCACTCCAGGGCAGCCGATATGCGCACCGCACCTATACCATCCAGAACCGCTTTGCATTGCTGGACAGCCAGTATGTGTGCGGTACATACAGAAAGGACAGTTTCGCGGCCTACTTCGGCTATAAGTTCGGAAGTGACAACCGGAAGATAAGAATCACGGCGAGCGAGCGGTATTTCTTCGGGTATGGCTACACGAGCGGTACTCCGCACGAAAGCGCAGTGCTGGCGGAGGACACTGGAAGTCAGGTGGAACTGACGCTTGACACGGACCTCATCGTGAATGACCCGCAGTACATCTACGGTGCGAGCCGCATCATGGGGCTTGACCTGACGGACGTGAGCCATGCCATACTCCAGACTCTGAACCTGAACAACTGTTCCGCCCTGAGGACGCTTGACGTGAGCTGCGGCCAGACACAGACAACGCTGAACGCATTGCTGGTGAACGGCTGCCGAAACCTGCGGACGCTGAATATGACCGGCTTGAAGTCAGGCAGCTTCACCGGCATAGACTTGAGCAACAACACGAAGCTGGAGACACTGAAGGCAGGCAAGACAGCCCTGACCGGCGTGAACTTCGCACAGGGTGCTCCGCTGACGAGCGTAACGCTCCCGGCAACGTTGCAGACACTGGAACTGCGCTATCTGGGCAAACTGACGACCAGCGGTCTGACGCTTGAGGGCACAAGCAACATCAACAGACTTGTGGTTGACAATTGCCCGGGTGTGGACTGGCAGACGCTGCACGCAAGGTGCGGAAACGTGAAGTACCTGCGTGTGACCGGCATCGACATGGAAGGCGACGGCAGCCTGCTGGCCTCACTGATGCAGACGGGCGGTGTGGACGAGGAAGACGGTAACGTGGATTCCTGCCGACTGGTGGGCACATACCGTTTGACCCGTTACGTTGATGATGAGACCTTTGCCGCATATACTGAGCACTATCCTGAGTTGAACATTGAGCAGCCGGAATACACGATGCTGGAGAGCGACGAGAGCGTGGCAGACGATGCAAATCTCTCGAACTTGGATAACGGCACGGGCTATAAGTACGGCAACGACTACAAGCCAAGCGGCCATGTGGCTGCGATACTGAAGAACCGCCACAGAGTGCTGGCGAAGGTGACAAAGAAGGCGACCACGAGGAACGTGAACATAGCGAATGTCGATACCGTGGTGAACAATCTTGACGGCGAGATGACTTACATGGAGCTTGACGATACGGACAGCACCAAGTATGCCGACGGAACCCCTGCCAAACTTGACGGCAGCGAGGGTGACCTGATGATGCACGAGCCTTTCTTCTGGAGCAAGGGTATCAATGACTTCTTGAACAGCAGGAACTACAGTTGCTACAGCTCGAAGGATAAGGATCACATGCCGGCTGTGCCGAATGTGGACGTGTTGACGCTTGATGACATCAAGGCGGTGCAGGGCGGTTACACTAAAGGCAGGAAAGTGATGAGTGGCAGGGACACCATAACAAATGCCATGAGTACGGACAGCTCTTATTCGGTGTGCGTGGTGGATGTGTCGAAGCACAAGCGTGTCCGTTGGCCGAGTGTGCCAGGCACGAACCTTGTGGGCAGCGCATTTGCCGACGTGAACGGCAATGTGGTGAAGAGCATCGTGGTGCCAACGCTGGGAAACAGATTTGAGGCTGGCATGTATCTCATCAGCGATGTGCCGGAGGGAGCCAAGACTTTGTACTTCTCTATATTGAACACAGCCGAGTTTGACAAGGTGGTGCTATCCAACAGCAGCAAGATAGAGGATATGGAGCCTGAATGGTTTGCGAACGATGAGCATCTGTGTGCTGTTGTGGGCAGTTCTGTTGTGGGCAGCAAGCTGCGTGCCTGCATAACCGGCGGCAGCACTACTGCAAGCATGACATGGACGGACTTCCATTATTACAGCGTGCAGCGAGGTATGCAGCAGATTGACGCTCTGATGCACTTCCGCATTGCGAACCTTGCATACGCGAAGTATGGCAGGAGGAACATGCAGGAGCAGTGTGGTGCCGGCTCGCATACGAATATGCGCACGACTGGCGGCACGATGTCGAGAGGCATGCAGGACACCATAGGCTATGAGGGCGCAAAGGCAATCAACCCGAATGTGACAAACAGTCTGGTGGACGAGAACAGAGTGCACCAATATGCCTGGTATGTGGACAAGGACGAGTATGGTGCTGCAAAGGTGACGCAGGTGAACAATATCTGCTGCCTGGGCTATGAGGACATCTACGGACACAAGTATGACATGATGGACGGTGTGGACTTGCCGAACACGAGCGGCAATGAGGGCAAGTGGCGCATTTGGATGCCTGACGGCAGCACGATCATGATAAAGGGTACGACGAATAGCGGTAACTGGATAACGGCAGTGGCTCATGGAAGGCTGATGGCGGTAGTGCCGGTAGGCTCGATGAATGGTTCGTCGAGCACATACTATTCGGACTATTATTGGATAAGCACATCTACAGGCCGTGTGGTCTATCGCGGGTTCTACTATGCGTATGCGAATGGCGGTGTGTCGAATGCGTATGCGAATAGCGATGCTTCGTATGCGTATACCAGTGTCGGCTCGCGTCTGGCCTTCCGCGGCAAACTCGTGAGGGCGCAAAGCGTGGCTGCGTATAAGGCGTTGAGCGAGGCTGCGTAAAGCGAAGCGCGCAAAGCGGGAGCGAAGCGACAAAACGAAAGCCGTGGTATCACCGGCGTAAGCCGGTCGAAAAATTTTAGAATTTTCGCTGGAACCTGGTGGTGCTGCTGTTTTCGTTGAAATATTGTCGCTTTGCAACTGATTTTGAGTATAATCGCTTGAGTTGGCGGGAATATGAGTAACTTTGCATCTTGGTAGAGTTTCCTAATGGGCCGTGTGGTCTATCGCGGGTACAACAATGCGAATGCGAATGGCGGTGTGTCGAATGCGAATGCGAATAACGATGCTTCGAATGCGAATACGAATGTCGGCTCGCGTCTGGAAATCAAAATATATCGGCGTACAACGATGAGGACGCGCTCCTCGATGTGGTGCCGAGGGAAACGAGCCACAGCAACAGCGTCCATGAAAGGACGGAAAGCTGAAACATCAAGTGTCGGGCAATAGAGTTTGGTAGGCCGGTAACGGTTCGAAGAAGTTTGGCCCGGGGTAAGGAAGGCCCATATCTTCCGTAAACGAGAAACAGAGAACCCTATGCGCAGAGAAGGCTACATCATGGAGGAGGTGACGGACTACGGCAACATGTCGGAGGCGTTTGACGCTGTGTTGCGGGGCAAGAAGCGAAAGACGTGCAGGCAAGGTCGCTATCTGCTGGAGCACCGTGACGAGGTGATAGCGGAACTGACGGCAAAGCTGAAGAACGGCACGTTCAAGCTCGGTGGCTATCATGAGCGCATCATCTGTGAATACGGTAAAGAACGGAATCTGCAGATATTGTCGATGAAAGACCGCATAGCGGTGTATGCTGTGATGAATGTGGTGGACGCACATCTGCACAAGCGTTTCATACGAACTACGGGGGCGAGCATCAAGGGACGTGGCACGCACGACTTGATGAAGTGCATACAACGAGATCTGAATGCAGACCCAGAGGGAACGACATACTGCTATAAGTTTGACGTGAGGCGGTTCTATGACAACGTGAAGCCGGATTTTGTAATGTGGTGTTACCGCAGGGTGTTCAAGGACGAGGTGCTGTTAGGACTGCTGGAGCACTTTCTGCACCTTCTGCCTGAGGGCATCAGTTTCGGGCTGCGCAGCTCGCAAGGGTCGGGGAATCTGTTATTGTCTGTTTTCTTAGACCATTATCTGAAGGACAAGTACGGCGTACGTTATTTTTACAGATATTGTGATGACGGCGTGGTACTCGGTAAAACGAAAGCGGAACTATGGATGATTCGTGACATCATACATGAACAGTTGCAGGAAATTGATTTGGTGGTAAAGCCAAATGAGAGAGTGTTTCCGACTGCAGAGGGAATAGACTTTCTGGGCTATGTGATACGGCCAAACAATGTGCGTTTAAGGAAACGCATCAAGCAGAAGTTCGCAAGAAAGATGTGCGAGGTAAAATCGAGAAAAAGAAGGCGAGAGCTGACAGCATCCTTTTATGGGATGACAAAGCACGCCGACTGTAACAATTTGTTTAATAAATTAACAGGCAAAACAATGAAAAGTTTTAAGGACTTAAATGTGGCTTACAAGCCAGAAGACGGCAAAAAGCGCTTCGCGGGTACAGTAGTAAGTATCCGCGAGTTGGTAAACATTCCTATCATCGTGAAGGACTTTGAGACGGGCATCAAGACGGAGCAGGGTGAAGACCGCTGCATCGTATCGATCGAGATGAACGGCGAAGCCAGGAAATTCTTTACCAACAGTGAGGAAATGAAAAATATCCTCGCCCAGATTAAAGAAGTGCCGGATGGTTTCCCATTTGAGACAACGATCAAGACGGAAGTGTTCGGCAAAGGTCGAACCAAATACGTTTTTTAGTTGATGAAAAGAGCACAAGGAAGTTTGGAGGTGAAACTGCTTGAATGCGTGAACCCCATCAAAAACAAGTGGCGCGTTCGTTGGGACGTGCAAGAACATGATGACGGAACTGCTGACTACATGGAGGCAGAACTGGCACACAAGCCGACTGACGAGGAAATAAAAGACCTCGTAAGAAAATGGTACAACCAACAAACGGATGCAGCAATATTGTCGGGCTTCAGCTATGAAGGAGCCTCTGTGTGGCTCTCGCAAGAGAACCAGTACAACTATAAGGCTGCATACGATTTGGCCGTCCAGACGGACGGGAAAACGCTGCCAGTGACATTTAAGTTCGGCACTGATGAAAGTCCAGTGTACCATACGTTTGAAACGCTTGATGAACTTGCAGATTTCTACACGAAAGCCGTTAAGCATATACAAGAGATGCTGGAAGATGGCTGGAAGAATAAAGATGCAATAGATTTGAGCAAGTACAGCGCTTAAAAATCCCTTCGGGGGAGGATGTAAAAAAAGCCCCCGGCCTGTTAAAAAGCAACGCCAATCACTTTTATAACAACGCTCACAGCGCACGACCGGGGGCATATACCCTCTGCCGCGCTGTGAGCATTTTTGTTGTCATAAAGTGATTGGCGATACAAAGGTACATAATTTAGTTGAAAATGAAAGTATTTGAGATATTGAATTTTAACCGAGAGCCGTTAAAAAGGCTACAACAGGCAGGGATACGCATCGAAGATGTGGAATATATAGACTTGTACAACGACTATCGCGTGATGCTCGGTGGTGGCGAAAAGGTCTCATACATTGTGGCGACACTTGCAGATCGCTATCATGTGAGTGAGCGCAAGGTGTACACGCTCATCAAGCGATATGGTCGAGAGTGTAGCACTCAGGTGCTCGGGGGATAAAGTGCAAGGCTTTTGAAAACGTGCTGCAAAAGGCTTGCAGTGTGATTTGCTCGTGGTGTTACTTTTTGATGCGGAAGCGTGGTAACTTTGCCGTATCGAAAATAAAACACGATGAACAAATACTATTTATTATTGGGGAAGGTGCTTGCTGAAGGCAAGACCCAACAGAACAAAAAAGGCAAGATAAAATACTTGCTCAATGAGCAGCTGACGCTCACACCGGCTGATCTGCTCGACATATTCGAGAGCCACGGTATAGCGAGAAAGAAGCTGAAGGAAGAGCTGAAGCTTTTTATGCAGGGTGAGCGTAGCGTGGAACGATACCGTGAAGCAGGCATCTCGTGGTGGGACTATTGTGGTCAGACATTGGTGAATAGTTACCCGACCTATATGGAGAAACTGCCGCCACTTATTAAGCGCATCAACAAGGAGAAACGCAACAGCAAAAACTATGTACTGTTTCTCGGAGCAACGGATGCAGAGAGCAACCAGGCACCATGCCTGAGCCTTGTGCAGTTTCAAATAGAGGACGGTGCATTGGTTGTGTCGGCGTATCAGCGCAGCTCCGATGCAAACCTCGGACTGCCTTCAGACATTTACCACCTTTATCTGATGGCTCGACAGATAGACTTGCCGCTAAAGTCTATCACGCTGAACCTGGCGAATGTACACATCTATGAAAACAACATAAAGCCCACTGAACGACTTCTCGCTGGTGAGGATAATATAAAATTTGAACTGAACGTATGAGAGGGAAAATGCACATGGCAGCACCTCTGCCTTTTGTCGGACAGAAGCGCATGTTTGCAAAGGAGTATATCAAGATTCTGCCCCAGTTCAACGACGAAACAGTGTTTGTGGATTTGTTCGGTGGCAGCGGTTTGCTGTCCCATATAACGAAGCATTTGCGTCCAGAGGCAACTGTGGTATATAACGACTACGACAACTACCGCGAGCGATTGGCACATATACCTCAGACAAATGCGCTGCTCGCTGATTTGCGAGAGATAGTTGGCAATACGCCAAAGCACAAGCGGATAGATGGTGTGATGCGTGAGAAGATGTTTGAACGTTTGAGACATGAGGAGCAAACGGTGGGCTATATTGATTTTATAACCATCTCGGCATCGGTGATGTTCTCGATGAAGTACGAACTGAGCATCGAGGAAATGGAGAAGCAGACATTATACAATAATATCCGAAAGAACGACTACCCGACAGGTGAGGACTATCTGGAAGGCCTGACGATTGAATCATGTGACTATCGTGAACTATACGAAAAATATAAAGACGAGCCGAATGTGGTGTTTATAGTGGACCCTCCTTATTTGTCCACAGAGGTTGGAACATACAAAATGTACTGGCATTTGTCTGACTATCTCGATGTGTTGAATGTGCTCAAAGGAAAGCCGTTTGTTTATTTCACATCAGATAAGTCATCTATCATTGAGCTTTGTGAATGGTTAGGCAAGAATAAAACGCTCGGCAATCCGTTTGAAGGTTGTAAGCGTTTCGAGTTCAATGCGCATGTGAACTATGATGCAGGTTACAAAGATATGATGCTCGTGAAGTCTAATGCCGCATAATTTGAACCTCGTTTGAACGCCGTTTGTTCGCCGTTCAAAAACTATAAAAGCAGCCCGTTTTGGACTGCTTTTTTGTTGTTTTAAAGTGTCGTGTGTGCGAAATTTTTAGAACGTTTCGTTTTTCCCGATTTTTGCACGTTTCGTTTTTCAAATCGAGCACATTTCGTTTTGCCGGATTAATTTACAACACAAATATTTTCCTTGCTTTCTTTTTCCATTCTTGTTTAGTTTTCCTATCTTTGTAGTCTAATTATGACAATTCTATCAAGAATAAGTCTATTGGTTTTAATCTAACCTCTGAACAACATTGGAAGATACTACCAACCTGTCTCCAAAGGCAGACGCTTCATTGTATAATGGGCAGCCATCCGACACTGGCTCATCGTGTCCAAGTGCTGGACTTACCTCTCGCACGCCCTCCACTTCTGAAGATACCAGGAATGGGGTGTCGGTAGAGAATGTGCCTGTCGGAAACAAGCAATGGTTCGTTCTACGCGTTTCGTATGGACGCATTGACAAAGCCAAGACCTTTGTGGAAGCAAAAGGAATAGAAAGCTATGTTCCTTTGCGATATAAAGAAGTAAGGAAGCAAGGCAAGAAGCGAATCATCCCCATCCCACTCCTCCCCTCCTTAATATTCATCCATGCATCAGCAGAGCAAGTAGAAGCCTTACTACACGACAACAAGGTTGTATCAAACGAAAGCCGAGCCTTACTCAGTTACTACTTTGATCATACCATCCATTGCCAAAACAATCCCGACCGCAATCCACCGTTGACAATCCAAGATGAAGCCATGAACAACTTCATCCGCCTCACCTCCATCAAGAACCCGCACATCATCCCTGTTACTTCCAACAGCATCCAGTTTAAACTTGGTGATAACGTCGTTGTAACAGAAGGTGAGTTCAAGGGTGTTCATGGAAGAGTGGCAAGAATTGCTGGGCAGCAGCGCGTGGTAGTAGAGCTGTTTGATGGATGCTTGGTAGCTACGGCGTATGTGCCGAAGGAAACGATGAACACCTTCAATTATTGCAAAAAATAACAATTATGTTAAGTATAACTCAAATACATGCTATATATGGAAGAGATTTTTAGTATATCAGAAGATGGTAAGGAACTTCTAAAATGCTCACCACAAGCAATAGGATTAATAAAAATCCTCGAAGGAATTGAAACTATAAAATGTAATGCTTTTGAAAATTGCTGCGACATAGAAGGCGTAGTAATACCATCTAGTGTAAACAAAATAGAACAGAATGCCTTTTCTGGTTGTATTAATCTCAAAACAATCTCCATACCCGATTCTATCAATGTTATTCCAGCAAGATGCTTTGAGAACTGTATTTAGAGCCTTATAACTAACCATAACTTACTATGACTAACTAACCATAAAGTCTTGATTTTCAATACTCTTTGATTTTTAACACTTTCTGAGTGCTTTTTGGCAGTTCCCGATTTTTCACATATTTTTGCAGCGTATTTCTACCGTGGAGAATTTGCGGAGCTTTTATTTTGTCATATCGTGAACGTAGTTGACAAGGGTTTACGAGTGGTTATGATAGAGGACAGATTTGAAGCTGATAGGCAAAAAGCGTTATATCGTGGACTGGGTTGACAAAGGTTGTCAATGGTTCACTTCCGTTTACTCCATCGGTGGAATACTCAAATGAATTTGAACAATGCAATATCAAAGAGTATGAGACCGACAAGAAAATGTGAATTTTGTGGCAAGACATTCGTGCCAAGAAGCGGTATGCAGAAATACTGTTCCGAGGAATGTCAGGCAGAGGCAAAACGTCTTAGGAAGAAAAGACAGCAGGACTTGATTAACGGTATTGAGCCAATCATGGATCTGCAACATCAGGAGTATCTTACCTTCTCCAAAGCTGCCATTCTGATGGGATGCACCCGACAGTATATCTACAAACTTGTGGCTAACGGCAAGTTGAAGGCATCAAGATTGAGCAGCAGAATGGCATTCGTGAGAAAGACTGATATAGAGAAGATGTTTGAGGGTAATCCCTACAAGCGTGTGATTCCTGCCAGCAAGAGCAAGCTCAGTAAAAAGGCAAAAACAGAAAAGCCAACACAAAACCAGGAACCAACAAAAGGGAAAGAGGAGAATGAGGTGCTTGACTATTATTCGGGCGAGGAAGTGATGTCCATTTATAAGGTCAAGAAGTCTTGGCTCTATACATCCGCCAAGCGCAACCAGATACCGATGTGCCGTATCGCTGGCAAGAATTATTACAGCAAACGGCATATTGATGAGTTCTTCGGTACTGCCGTTGACCTCAACAGCATCACGGTATGGGTGACTGCTGATGATGTAGAGGAAGCCTTTAGCATGAGCAAGTCAGCACTTCGGGCATACACCTACCGCCATAAGATACCCACCAAACGTGAGTATGGTCGCACCTATTATTCCAAGGAACATCTTGAAGAACTGCGCAGGACTGACCTCATGAACGATGGCAACTATTACACAACCGAACAGGTGCAGCAATTGTATGGTCTGACAAGTGCCAACATCTGCCATATAGTGAGAGTTCACCATATCAGCAAGGTAAAAGTGGGTGTAAAAAATCTGCTTTTGAAGACGGATGTGGAGCGTGCAATGGCAGAAAGAGCTGCTAAAGGACTGTGAAAGCAAGTGATTTCAGCATTATCCATCAGTTACTATGAATAATTGGAGTCACGGATGCATCATTTTATTCCTTTGCAGCCGTGAAGAGACACTTCACCACGAATAATCATCAATAATACATATCAGTTATGAGCAACATTTGCAAGACCGTATCATTACGTACACGCAAAATCAAGGACGGACGCATGCTGTCCTATTATCTTGACTATTATCCAGGCTATCGTGACGAGAGCACGATGAAAGTCATCCGCCATGAGTCGCTTGGCATCTACATCTATGCCAAGCCAAAGAACCAGACGGAACAGAAGTACAACCTCAACCTTACGGCAAGAGCCGAGGCGATACGCTGCCGTCGCTTCGAGGCTATCGTCAACGAGCGTTATGATTTCTTCGACAAGGAGAAGATGAAAGGAGATTTCCTCGCCTATTTCAAGAAACTGGCAGACAAGAAGAACTCCAAGTGGCAACACGTCTATATGCACTTTCGTACCTTCACGCAAGGCAAGTGTACCTTCGGTGAGATAAACGTAGACTTGTGCAACAGATTTCGTGAGTATCTGCTGACAGCACCACAGGGACTGCATAAGAACAGAAAGCTACATATCAACTCAGCAGCCAACTACTGGTCAACTTTCCGTGCTTCAATACATACAGCCTATCGTGACCGCAAGATAAAGGAGAACCCGAACGGTTTCTTGGAACGTATCGAGACTATCCCGACTGACAAGGAGCATCTTTCACAAGACGAGGTTATCCGCTTGGCATCCACACCATGCTCTGCTCCTGCCTTGAAGCGAGCCTTTCTGTTCTCTTGCCTAACGGCATTGAGAAAGAGCGACATCAAGAAACTCACTTGGGAGGAGATACAGCCATACGGCAGCGATGGTGTGATGTATGTCACCACACGAATGCAGAAGACAAAAGACATCGTGCATAACCCAATCAGTGAGGAAGCCTTGGAACTGATAGGCTATTCACCGGATAAACGAGGCAAGGTGTTCCCCGATTTCAAAGACTCCATGACACAGGCACCGCTGAAAAATTGGCTGAAAGATGCAGGGATCACCAAGCATATCTCCTATCATTGCTCACGCCACAGCTTTGCCTGTCTCCAGTTGGACGCAGGAACAAGTATTGCGGTTGTGCAGCGTTATCTCGGTCACAAGAATGTGGCAACAACAGAGGTGTATGCCAAGATTTCCGATGCCCAGAAGCGTGCTTCGGTTGGCTGTATCACCTTGAAGAAGTAACCATTTGACAATAACACGCAGAAAAGGACTGTTGGAATGATAGTGTTCCAATAGTCCTTTTCTCATTTTGTTGGTTCTATTTGCTGTCATGGATAGAACCAATTCGACAAATACATCCTAATTTCTATAGATATTGAAGAGGAACTGCAAATATCCCTTTTCTTCATCCTTACCTTTGTAGTCAGCAATTAGCAGCAACTGACGCTAACGAGCAGTTTCAAGTATGATTCAGAGTATGATATCATATTAGAACGCTAATAAAGCGTAAAAGAAAGAGTGCCAGAGAACGTAAATGCGGTTTTTACATGCTTCTGCATCTAACTTTGTGGAAGTTTTTGAACGAATAACAATAAAACGAATACAATAATGATAGAAAACAAGACAACTTCAGATTGTACCATCTACGCTTTTGTTGGTACTGCAATTCTCGCCATCTCTCTTGTCGTGGCTATGTATGTAGGCAATGACTTTCACCAAAGTCTGTTTGTCGAGTCAATCATCTTTGTAGGAAGCAATATCCTGCTTTGGGCGATATTCATTTCTATGGTGAATTATCCCTATGAACTGATGACCATTGGTAGCAACAGCAAGACAAAGAAAAACGTTGTAGAAGCAGAGCCAGCAACAGAACAAGAACAGCCAAAGCAAACCTTACCACAAACAGAGTCTGTAAAATACAGTCATGAGGACTATGCCAAGTGTGTAGAGGCACAGGAAAAAGAAGCACAGGAGATAAAGGAAAAACGAACGAGAGCCGTACTTGACTATGTGCATCGTACCATGTCAAGGTTTCTGTATGAGGAAGATTTGTACAAGGTAATTGAGGCTGTCAAGGAATGGAGCAACGACACCAACTATACCCCGACAGCAATAAACCGTTTCAAGGAGACGGTTGAGAATATTCCTTTAAGACACTTCGTGTGGAATATCGCAGAACGTTTGGGTAAGCGTGATTACACAATGGCAATGCGAATATCCTTTATCAAGGCTTTGTTCCCAAAACCGTTTGAAGGCTTGGACTACAGCACATTGAAGAACCTGAAAGCACCATGTTCCAATGATATAATTCCTATTGACGAGCCAGTTAATGGTAGACATGATTTTCATGATGTGACGGAGGAAACTCCAGAATAATCCCAATTGTTAGAGTTATTCCTTCGTGAATGACAAATGACTGTCACGAACCTCAGTAACGGAAGCATCATTCTGTTCCTTTGTCCCAGTTTTTTAGAACAACTTGTATATGACAAAGGAATTAACTTTCAACGACCTTCCAATGGTCGTTGCCCAGCTTCGGGACGAAGTGGTGGGCATGAAGCAGATGATCATCAGTCTGCAATCACAGAACAAGCCACACAAGGCGAACACGCACATACCTATGAGTGTGGAGGAGGCATCGGCATATCTCAAAATGCCGATGGCTACCCTCTACATGAAACTTGGCAACGGCAGTATTCCTGCCACCAAGCCAGGCAAGCGTTACTGCCTTTATCAAGATGAACTTGACAAGTGGCTGGAGACTAACCGCAAGAATCCTGTACCTCTCACAGCAGAGGAGGAGAATGCAGCCATTCTTGCAGGAAACAAGCGCAAGCCGAAATCCTTAAACTGGTAATGTCATGGATGCGCTTGAACTCTGTAACAAAATCAACATGGAAGCCGAGTCTTTAGCGGACTCAGGCTTCCCTCTTGAGGTATTTCCACAAAAAATGCAGTCCATCATCATAGACATGGTGGTGCACGGCAATTTCAAGGTGGATTATGTCGCCATGTCCATGCTGTCGGCAGCATCAGCGGCTCTTGGCAATACCTATCGTATTCACGTTAAGCAGGATTGGGACACGAATGCCGCTCTTTATATCATATTGGTTGGCAGACCTGGCATGGGCAAAACTCCACCATTACAGCTTGCATACAAGCCAATTCGGGAGTATGAACGAAAGCTGTTTGACAAGTTTTGCCATGAACTTGACCTGTATGAGGCAGCATGTGCAACAAAGGAAAGCGGAAGCAAGGGAATGAAGAAGCCTATTCTGAAAAGGGTCACATTGGATGACTTTACATTGGAGGCTCTGGTATTGGAGCATTACAACAACTTGCGTGGCATAGCCATCAACTATGATGAAATTCTCGGACTGCTTGCCAATACAGACAGGTATGGGAAAAATCCCATGCTTGAACGCCTACTTTCCATCTGGAGCGGATGCCACTTGGAGAACACCCGTGTCAAGAATGACCGCCCACAACGTGTAGAAGAGCCATGTGTCAACATCATCGGTACAACACAGACCAAACGAATGAAGGAACTGATGGCTTCCAAATTCATGGATACAGGTTTTCTTGACCGTATTCTGGTTGTATATCCCAAATCCAAGAAAGTTCCACACTGGCTGGATGAGGAAGACAGCCATGTGCGCCAGAGCGAGGCTTCAAGAAAATGGGCTGACATCATCGGGAAAATCTTTGGACTTGACTATGCAAGGTGTAATGACACAAATGAATGTTGTCCAAATATCCTTTATATGGACAAGGACGCACATTCCCTTTTCTTTGGTTGGTGGAACAGAAATGTGGATGCCATCAATGTCATAGAGGACGACGAAGATGTTGAAACGAGGGTGATGAAGCACAATACCCACGTCGCACGCATTGCCTTATTGCTCCAAGCTCTAAGATACGCCTGTGGCGAGAGCCATCTGCAAAGTATTGATGTGGATTCCATAGAAGGAGCATTACGACTCAATGAATACTGTGAGAATTGCTATCAACGCTGCCGAGCCTTTGTTGCTGAAGACACCTGTGATTCTATGTCCAAGGAGTTGCTGTATCTGTTGGAAGACAGTTTTGACACAAAAACAGCCATAAAAACAGGAATGGAGAATCTGCATGTTACAGACCGTACTGTGATGAACTATATAAAGGAGCTTATGAAGTCTGGACTAATCACAAAGGCAAAGAAAGGGTTTTACGAAAAAGTAAAGTTCGAGACAGGACAGGCAACTGAAACATAAACCAACCTGTTTTCAGTATTCATTTGTTTCAGTTTTTCAGTTGACAAGTGCGTAACTGAAAACATGAAAGAACTGAAAGCTGAAATTCACCAATAATTCATTTCAGTTACGATGATGAACGAGTATAGATTTCACTTGGAGAAATACAGATTGGGCAATCGTTACACATGCCCGAATTGTGAGCGCAAGCGTTGTTTCACAAGATACATAGATGATGAGGGGGAAGTGTCCTTCCCTGACAATGTAGGCAAATGCGACCATGAGCATAGTTGTGGGTATCACTATACTCCTAAAGACCATTTCCGTGAGCATCCAGACTTTCTGTCTAAGGACAAATTGCCATATCCGACAAGAAGGAATACCCAACCGAAAGTCGTAGAAAAGCCTATGTCCTATATCGCCAACGCTATTATGGAGCGTTCCTTGTCTCATTACGGAATCAATCCGTTATACCAGTACCTTTCCAAGGTCTTTGGTGAACAAGAGACAGAAAGGCTGATGAAGATGTATCATGTCGGAACATCCTATAAGTGGGGAGGCTCAACCATTTATTGGCAAGTTGACAAGGATGATAAGGTGAGGACTGGCAAGGTCATGCTGTATAATTCCAAAGACGGACATCGTGTGAAAGAGCCACGTTCTTATGTTGGATGGGCGCATGCTTTTCTTCATCTTCCAGATTTCAACTTGTACCAATGTTTCTTTGGTGAGCATTTGCTGGCACAGCATCCCACAATGTCGGTCGCTATTGTCGAGAGTGAAAAAACCGCCATAATCGCATCCCATTTCATCCCCAATTTCATTTGGCTGGCAACTGGAGGTATGCATGGCTGTCTCAACCAAATCGCTGTCAAGGTATTGGGAGGTCGGGACATCATTCTGTTCCCTGACCTTGGAGCAACGGACAAATGGAAATCAAAAATTCCATTGCTGCAATCTGTTTGCAAAAGGGTTGTCATAAGCAACGTCTTGGAAGACAATGCCACCGATGAACAAAAGGCCAAAGGTCTTGACATTGCCGACTTTCTACTGATGGCGGAAACACCGCAGATGGCGCTACAAAGGCTGATAAAGCAACATCCGCCACTCCAACATCTGATAGACTGTCTTGGGTTGGTGTTGGTGGAAGAGTCATAGCAGAGTTGGTAAGGATCTGCGAGCACGCTTGCGTGACGGACTTTCACAAAAGTCCTAAACATAATAGGGACTTTTAGATTCACCTGCTGACGCTGTTCACTTAAAAAGTCCTTCTATTATGCTCAGGCTCCGCCCGAGACCTGTCTCCAATTATACAATAACTACGTTACAAGCTCAAATGAAATTCTTATGGAAAGAAACATACCACGTGCCGCCATCCATGTAGGCACAGACAAGAAATCGTTCTCGTCCCAAGTGGGCAATGAGGCGGAGCGCAGAGGTTGGGACGAGAAGCGTTACCAACTCAAAAATGCGGACATAGACAAGAACAACCATTATAACTACTCACGCAAGAGACTCAACTTTGAGATAGTCAAGGGTGGAAAGATAGTGCCTCTTGGTTCCCAGTATGTGCCGTTGCATGAACGCTTGCAGCACAGACTTGATGAACTTGGCTTCAAGCCGTATATGGATGCCAAGCGTCCCGACCAAGTTTCAAGGAACAGTCCGAACTGCACTGTCGGCATCATCTTCAGTGGTGACCATGATGTGCTTAACAGGCTTGCCTTTGGTGAACAGAAACTCAATACATCAGATCCAAATGCTGACCACAGCAAGGTTGTATTGCAAAAAGGCATCTATGACTGGGCATTGGACACCTACCGCTTTGCATGTGAGAAATGGGGAGAAGAGAATGTCATCGGCTTTGATGTGCATTGTGACGAGACAAGCATCCATGCCCATGTGCAGACTGTGCCTGTTGAACAAGTAAGGAAACGTGGGCGCATCGGAAGCAAGTACATTCACAAGGATAATCCAGAAAATGTTCTTACAACCAAAGAATGGAGAGCACTTCCAAAAGAAGAACGTGACAGCTACACAAAATCGGAAGCGGCAAAGGGTGTTGTTGAAAGAGTCTCTTATGCCAAAGTGTGGGGAGAGCGAGCAAAGGACAAATCCCAATACCTTTCCCAACTGCATACTGACTATTACAACAAGGTAGGGCGTAAGTATGGCTTGGCAAGAGGTTTCTCCTATGATGAACTTTCAGAGGAAGAGAAACGAGGACGCAAGCATAAGAACAAGGTAGTACTTGAAGCGGAACGTCAGGCGAAAGTCGCTCTTGACAAAGTGGAGAAGTATGCTGTACTTGCCCTGATAGACAAGAAGGAGCTGACCATTCCTTTTCTCAACATCAAGGCTCCAGTTCAAGAAGCGATGAATGCCGTAAAGAAAGAACTTGCCATCCCGATTCCTGCACTTATAGGACAAAAGGCGTGGCGTGAGGAGCGTGTAAGCAACATCAACGCAGCTATCAAAGCTCTTGTAGCAGCCATCAATACAGAACGTGACAAGCAGAATGAAGATGTACGCAAGTCTGTCAACAAGACATACACTTACTATATGCAGAATCTCAATAAGCAGATAGATGAGAACAAGTCGCTTCGTGCCGAGAATGATGCGCTAAAGGCAGAAAACAACATTGTCAAACAACGCATCTCTCAACTTGACGAGAAGGCTGTGGAGCGAGTGACTACTCAACTTGTCTATGCGAAGGAAGAACTCGCCAGTGCCAAAAGGTATAATACTACACTTATGGAAATGTACAATGATTTGAAGGCTCGTTGGAATGCCATTTGGCAAGAGCCAGAAATGACTGATGCATGGAGACGAGTGGAAGCACGTAAGGAGAAAGAAACAAAAGAAAAGGCTCGGCAAGAAGCCGAAGCCAAACGTGAAAGCATGGCTCGGCAAAATAGATACATAGGAGTGCTTGACAAGTTCATCCATGAGGGGCATGAAGCTTTATCATCCTTTGCAAAAACAGATAGAGTCAATTTCAACGAGATAGAATCGGCTTCCATATACTATGGCATTATGGCATCTGCTGTAAAGCATAATATTGGATTGGACTCTAAAGCCAGTATAGAATCGGCAGCAAAAAGTTTCTTATCTGGTATGTCGTGGAAAGGTTTTACAGACTTCAAGCAAGAATGTGTCACCAGTTGGACAAAACTCTTCGCCACGAATGAAGTTCAATTCACAGACAAAGCCATTGACAACTTTCTCGCTTTTGTTGACCATATGTCATGTAGCGCAGATACATACGTTTCGCTTGGTGGCTCCAATGGCTGCGCCGACCAACTGACGAATTGGGATGGAACACAAAAAGTGGGATTGGGTGCGGTTCTAAGAAAAAAGCCAAGAGACTTATCGCTATAGATTTGGATAATAAGTATAAGAACTTACTTTGTTTGAAATTTGACAAAGCAAGTTCTTATACTCTAATCAAGAAAGTGTAGATATATCTATTTCCATTGGCTTTAATTCGTCAAAAGTATGATTCACAGAGTCTAAAAATACGATTCTTTTGACATCAAACATTTTGCAATTATCAACAAAGGATTTTCTTCTCCATAAACATGGTATAGCTTTGCGAGTATTTGTATCATCAAACCCTTTATGGCATTTAACCAAAACATGGTCAGCCATAGGAGTTACTGTAAACAGACCTTTCCATTCAGAGTATCTTGCTGACATTTGTTCTATTAGAGTATTAAGCGATAATGCTATGACTCTTTCACCAGCACCAGCTTGTTCTGGCTTATTTGTGACAGGTTCTGTTGATGCAAAATTATTATTGTCTTGCTTTATGGCTAAACTGAAAACGATAGATGCAAATTCTGTAAGGTCTTCTTTATCTGCAACAGTAACACCTGTATTGTTGCGCTTCTGTCCTGAGATTTCAACTATCATACACCCACCAAAAGAAGCTTCCAGTGTAAAGTATCTTGTTTGATGATATTTTTTATCCACAACAATTATTCCAGCCTTTGCACTTGATAAGGTAAACGGCTCTGGGAACCGAATTATTATCATATGCTTATCTTGATAGCTTTTGAAATCAGTACCAGAAATCGTCATCTTTTTCCATTTTATGATATTCTTGCTGTCATCGGCAAAGTTCATGAAAGTTGAGACGTTTTCCAATTCTGCCAATGGTATATTTCCAGTGTTGAATGCATTCAGAACTTTTGGAACAATGTCAAATGCTAAAGCATAGTTAGCCCTTTGTCCCTCTAATGGGTCTTTTTTCTTAAAAGGATTCCACATAGTCATTATCGTTTAGTTGCTTTGGGCAGGAATCGATATTTGCGAAAAATGTGTACTATCATCCCATTGAGGAATCTCAGTTATGTTAATATCAGGTAAGAGAAAATCCTCTTTGTTAGGATGTTCAGCCAATATTGCCTCGTCACTTATCGTAAGTCTTGAACGTATCTTTTTGAAGAATTTTACTTCGGCATATTCTATGCGGTTGTCTGCTTCAATTGCCTTGATGGCAAGTGACAATATTAGTAACTGTTCTGTTTCATTCAAATCCACAGAATTTAGTTCTTTAAGATAAGACTGCAAGAACATTCCACCTTGCTCATTGATTTCTGTAATCCATGAGTTGAGGTACTTTTCTGAATCAACATCGTGGAAGATGTTGTCTTTTGCGCACAAATCTTTAACCATATCTACTTCCTCTGTAGCAATATCTCCATCACAAGCGATGCAACAGAAAATGGTTTTCAAGTATAATTCTTCTTTTGTCATAACAGTAATTATTTAAACGTTAAAACCTATACGAGGTCTGTCATCGGACTTCTTCATTTCTTCGCCATTCATCATAGCTCGAATGCGCTCGTATTTGCGTAATTCATTGTTGCTAAGTGAAGGAGCAGTGTTTGTAATTGCAACTTTCAATAGCTCCATTGTTATTTTGCTATGTTGGCGAAGTGCATTTCGTGACGCATCATTGACTATCAGTTGTATATCAGCTGAGACATAACCTTGGGTCATATCAGCTAATTGATGATAGTCTAATCCAAAATCGTAAGGGCGTTTTTTCAAGTACAACCTGAACAATGCTATTCGAGCTTCTATGTCAGGCACACCAATGTAATACTTTTTATCCAAACGACCCGCGCGCAAAATCGCAGGGTCAATCATATTTGGATAGTTGGTTGCCCCAATAATGAATATGCCTTTTTCTCCAGTTCTATCCATTTGAGCCAACATCTCATTCACTGCACTTCTTGACATTTCATGCACGTTCCCATCATCTCGATTAGGGACAAGTTCATTCATCTCGTCAATGAAAATCACGGTTGGTGCGTTCTCCTCTGCCTCTTTAAACATCTTGGCAATATTCTCTTGCGTAGCATTAACATAACGGCTCTTTAGAGTAGCTGGCGTGATGCACATAAAGTTGAATCCGACCTCTTCTGCAAAGTGTTTTGCAAAAAATGTCTTTCCACAACCAGGAGGACCATACAGCAACATCCCATTTGGAATAGTTACACCATAACGATGGTATTCTTCGGGATTGTGGAGAGGTTCGATAACTTCTTCACGCATTTGTTGTTTCAACTCTTCCATTCCGGCAACTGCAGCAAAACCTTCACCTTTCTTTTTGATAGCGGAAGAAACTGGCGTATTGTCGGATTGCTGTTGTGATAAAATCTTACGTTTCGTAGATTGGCGTTCTATCTTTACATCTCCGTCAATAGCCTTTATAAACTCATCTGCACTTTGAAATCTATCTTCGCTATCATAGCTTAAAGATTTTGCTATCACATTCAGCAGTTGGTCGTCAAGTTCATACTTGTCTTCTTTTGTGAGTGAAAGTTCTTTGTCTCGTTCTGCCAAGATGGAATCGATAACGTCTTGTCCACGCTTCCTTGAAACATCTAAAAACCAAGGCAATTCTCCATAAAGGAGTTGGTACATCATCGCTCCAACAGAATAGAGGTCTGTCTGAACAGAACATACTCCAGAAAAACGTTCTGGCGCAAGATAGAATGGATTTAATTCATCCAAGTTTGGCTTAGCTGGTGACTGGTTCAAAAATCTTGCATATCCAAAATCTATAAGTTTCAAATCCTGTAATTCTCCAACGAGATTAAGAAAAACGTTTTGTATCGTCACCTCGTTATGGATAACAGGAATTGGCTGTGAATGCAAAAATGACAATGCTGACAATACTGCCTTTGCTATTGTTTTTATCTCATATACACTGATCTCATCATCACGGATAATTCTCTGCGACAAAGTTTCTCCACTTACAAATTCGGTGACGAACCAAGCATATTGACTTCCGTTCATCATCATATTGCCAGAGTCTACAAACTGACAAAGATTATGGTGGTGCAACTGTTTGGCAATCTCAACCTCTATCACTCGTCCATTATCATCAATCTGATTACGATTGAGTTTTGAGTAATTGATAAGTTTCAAGAAGCGGGTCTTGCCACTTGTATCTTTTACACGATAGGTTTCCGCATAAGCCCCTTGCTTATGCGGAAACGCTACTGTGTATATGCCAATTTTGTCATTCTTTTTGAAGTACATATGTTAATGTATTATAGAAGGTTCAATAATGCTATGCCCACAAGTATAAGCATTGTTACCATACAACCCGAATTTGAATTGTTTCTTTTCAATGCTGTTAAAAGCGTTTCCTGCATCTGACGATTGTTGATAGCAATATAATGATTTAATCTTGATAGTTCCTCAACTTTTGGCTTTAGGTATAGAAGTTTATCCCTAACACCTTCAGGTAAATCATACTGCATAATTTTTGCAAGACATTTTATAGCACTTTGAGATTCGAAATCTTTAAAATCTAAAACATCTTGTTTTTTAGTCAATCCATCTCCACTTTCATCAACATCTTGAGTAAGAAGTCCTGACTGCAAAAGCGTTATAAAAGCAGTTGCGCAATACAGTTCTTCTTCCTTTTTATTGACTTCCGCATTAACAGGAAATGTTTCTATATGTTCCAATAAGGAACTAAATGTAGTTTTCATTTGATAACATTTTTAACGTTTTGTCTAATGATGTGGAAATAAGCACTCCCTGTTCATGGATACGCTTCTTATCAAATACCACCCAAACGTCAACATCCTCTGCGATAAAAGGCTTTATTGCCATTTGTGCATCTAAACTGCTAACATACAATTTCTCAAATTGTTGTCTCAAATCCATATCGGTAGGTGCAATTATTAATTCATCAATACTCGCACCACTTAGGCTTCTTCCTAACAAATCGTTATGAAATTTGAGCTTTTTCGAAGCATCTTCTATTCTCATTTGTGTTCTATTTTAAAAGTCCTCCAGCGTTAGCTGCTTCTTCATTCGGCATAAGATCAATAAGACCACATGCTATTGGATGAAGTTTGTCAACAGACGGCTGATTGTTAATCTCTTCCAAACCTCTGTTGATAAGTTGGCGAGCTCTTGACGCGTCTTTCCAACGAATTGTTCCAAAACGATTATGGCAATCACGGATAAGTCCCATGCACTGATATACCAAAGTTAAGTGAACAAACAAACTGCTGATTTGATCAAGGATTTCACGACCAAGTTTAGCATCCTTCACTCGAATGACATTATCTACTTGACTACGGATTTGGTTGACCAATTGAGCTGACTTGTCATTACCTAAGTCGTTTTGTGCTTTCTCCAGTCTGTCAAATTCTTCTCGAAGTTCTCTTTCTACACGTTGCCATTCTGTACTATCGTCAAGTTCCTCTATCTTGCGTAGAATTTCCTTTAAATTTGACTGAGTACGCATAGGGTCGTTGCCACTTGAAGCCAATTCTTTTACGGCATCAAGTTCTTTATTCAACTCCTCTACAGAAACACCAGAGGAAAGTAGAGCCTCTAAACTTCGTTGAGCAGATTCTAACTCTTTATTTACCCATGAGATTGCATCTTCATGAGACTCACGTTTATCTAAGCTAAGCTCTTTCTTGATAGTAAAGTCAATAGAAGGAAAATACACCTCCATAGTCATCATTTCTGAGGAATCAACATGAAGGGTGATTTCTACGTCTGAATTTTCTGGTATAAGCTGTTCTACCTCATCGCCTGTAACTACTACATTGGAAATTTGTGTATATAAGGCGGCCGTTTTTCCTTCTGCGTCTATGGCTGATTGGTAAATAGGAATGGATAATACGTCAGTAGAAACTCCAGGGCGCAATGCCTGTGTTGTCTTTCTATTAGGCACAACAATACCTACAGCAGGCAATGGCTTGTTCTTTTCTAATCCTTTGGCTGGTAAGAATACACCACGCTTTTTGATGGCATTATAAACTGCTATACCTATATTATAAGGAAGAGGTGCAGCACCTACTTTGACACCTTGGATAATGGTAAATTCAGAAGGGAAAATCTCAACAGCATTGCCTTGCTGATTGTAAGCCTTTACTTTAAATGTGTTTGGCTTACCTTCAAGCAAGAATGCCTCAATAACATTGCCATTTGTATCTACAGAAATTCGGTCACTTCTCCATGCGCCATCTGCACGTTGCAATTCGATAGATAACTCGTTAGGACTATTGTTTCCTGTCTTTTCCTTGTCGATGCTGATGCTTACCCATTCTGATGATTCGACCGATGTTGATTCATAGCCAACTTGCAGAAACACAATATCCGCCTTTGCTTCCTTTTTAATTTCAGCCTCATTAATATTTGCGTCTATTGTAGAAGCATAAAGAGCAGCTCCACGTGCAACTGCGGTCATTGGGTTAATACTGGTATCAACATTTTGCGTAACCTCTTCTTTCAACATATCACGAATTATTGGTGAATAGGTTGGTCCGCCAACAAGTATGAGTGAAGACAAGTCTTTTCCAGTAAGTCCATTTCGTTCCAAAAGATTCTTACAAATGTTGACTGCTTTTTGGTACTGTTCGCCAATAGCGTCAATAAGCTGGTCTTTTGTAATTGAAATTTCAAGGTCAATGTCCTCGCCATTGTCATCTTGCCCCAAATTTAAGTTGCGGTCATAAGTGGAATAATCTGCGCTGTCAGCAAATGATAATGCTATTCTCAGCTCCTCTGCTGGACCTTTAAGAGCATCCATTAAGGCTTTCTTCTTCCATTCCGTAGTCTCGTATGAAGATAGGGCATAATCTTCTTTCAAACTTGGCATAAGAATTTTATTGACAACAGCTTCATCAAGGTTCTTACCACCAAGATAGTTGTCACCTTCGGTATCGAACACCGTCAAAATGCCATCTTCGACCTTAACCAAAGCCGCATCAAAAGTTCCACCACCAAAGTCAAATACCAACCATTTTCCATCTTTCTTCTCACTTGACAAACCATATGCCATACAAGCAGCTATAGGCTCCTGCAACAATTCACACTGCTTGAAGCCTGCAATACGTGCAGCCTTCATTGTGGCATCTTTTTGTATTGCAGTAAACATGGCTGGCACTGTAATAACTACCGAATTGACCGTTTCATCATTGATAAGGCTTTTCAGTTCTTTCAAGACCTCAGCAGAAAGTTCTTCTGGAGAGTAACATTCCTTTGACATATTCTCATTGGAATATTTCTTGTCTGAACCCATTTCACGCTTAAACTCCAAATAACCACATTCTTTTGGAGGTTCATTCTTGCTCAAAGCCGTGATAGCATCAGAATAAGCAGAATCTTTTGCTTTCATGCCAATACGCAAGGCACGTTCCCCCTTCTTGTTCTTTGAGAAATAGACACAAGAAGGCAATGTGTCCATAAGGTTTTTAGTCTGTTTGATAACAGACTCACCATTCTCCATTCTGGCTATAGCCGAGTTTGTCGTACCAAGGTCTATGCCATAATCTATTTTGATTCTTGCCATAATTATTGTATTTAAATATTTTGACTTACTACGATTTCTGCAGGTTGTATCATCTTGCCATTATAATTAACCTGCATCTTGATCATTCCTGTGATTATACGCTTGCCTTCTGGTAAACTTTCGTCTGGAACGAATCTTGTTTGAAATTGCATACCATCGTTATATTCCTGTCCGAGCAAACTAATGATTTCATAGCCATTAGCACGCACATTGTTTATCATACGGTCTTTTGCTTGAACAAGTTGTTTGTAACCTCTAACGGATTTATCCATTTTTGAAAGGTTTGTCTCGATTCTTGCTATTTCATCTGCAAGTTTAACAACAAGTGAATGGTCTGGTTCTCCAGTTATCTTACTTGCAGATGATGCATCAAGTTGCTTTTGTACAATAGCAAGAAGCTGATTGTCTAACTTTACCGATTCTTCTTGCATTTTAGTTTGGGCCGCTTGCAATGCCTCTTGTGCTCTACGAACATCACCTATAGTTGATGTCCCCGATTTAATACGCTTCGTTAACCAACATGCTACACCTACTATAATAACAAGAACAACTATTACGACAATGACTCCATACAAAGTACGAGATTGAAGTTGATCTTGGTTGGTACGAACATTATTATCTGTAGCGTCAATCTTTCCATTTATATTTTCTCTGTCTGTAGATTGTGCTTCTTCTAAAGATTTGCACTTATCTTGCAAACTGTCAATAGCCAAACGTTGTGCATCGTTCTTCTTTACTAGTGTTTGTATTTCGCGTTCTGCCACATGCTGGTTCTCAATAAGCTTTCGCAAATTATTATCTGCTTTTACTTGCTTGTTCTGCAAAACATAACACTTTTCTTCCAAAGCTTTAATCTTGTCAGTATTATCGTTTACCGACTTGGCATTAGCGAACTGACAACCTATAACTGCCAGTATCAAAATTGTAAATATCTTCTTCATATTATCATTGATTAAACAGTCCACACCCTATTAATACTAATACACCGGCTATGCAGAATCCCGCAGCAAAGTCTCCGTCGTTTGCAACACAAATAGCACCAGCAATACAGCCAAGAACTATCCATACAATAAAAGCAATCAAACAACCATTATTGGAAGAAGAATTAGAACTTGACGAACTATAACTGTTTGTTGATGTTGTCTGTCTATTCGCAGATGCTCTATTTGTTGTTGAGGCACTGGAGCGTGCTGTAGAAGTAGGTTTCCTCTGAGTTGGTCGTGAGGATGATGAACTTGATGTGTACGCAGATGTAGATACCCCTAATTGGTCACATAATCCTTTTAATATAGAACGATTTTCATTATATCTGCCATTCTTATATTCGGATTCCATGTCAAAGCCATCCATTATTTTTGTGGCTTTCCAAGCTTCTTCCAATACAGATTTTACATGGGTTATTCCAAGTATTGCCGCCAAAGTTGCGTTTGGATCATCTTTATCAGCACTAAATATAGATTGTGCTTCATTAACCTCTGCAATGATATTGCTTAATGCATTTCCTACTACTTGTGTTGAAATTTTAAGATAATAGGAATTAGATACGCCAAGTTTGCGCTTTATAGACTGAATATGCGGTTTCGTATTATTTAACAATGTAACAGCATGGCAGATTTTATCTGGTAACAAGCAGTATTTACGCAATTCCTCATGAATAGCTCTATCTTCCATAAAAACTTCAGATGGTGGTAAATTGTCAATAATCCTTTGAAGAATATCAACATTCTCTTTACATCTATCTTTAGCCATTTGTCCTACAGCAATGCTTTTTGCATATTTCTGCAGGCTCATGGCTTTGTGCGCAGCATCAGGCTCTTCAGAATCATTAAAGTAGTCAATTCCGCATTGCAGAATTTCAAGTCCCAACTTATCTGCAATCATTTGGTATTGCAAATCTTTCGTGGAAAGAAAACCTTTTAATTGCAAGATGGCATTCCTTGTATTTCTCCTTAATGTCTCTCCTGCATTTAGCCTTGCGTTTGAACCTTTTCCTTTGGTTTTTTGAGCAATGTTGATTGCCTCTTGTATGCTATCAATAAGAGGCTTAACAGCTTTTTCTCCTATATGTTCTTTCCATGAGCTATTGGCAATGAAAGGCAAAAGTTTGCTTGCGCCTATTTCATCACAAAGTATATCAAGAAATGAAAAAGCCAAGTTTGATACGTCAAAATTTCCACCAGTTCCAATTATTGTAGATACAAATTGGTTAAGGTATTGTGTATTCCCATACAGAACTTCGGCACACTTTATGGCAGAGTCGTATCTATTGCGGATTAAAGCACACACGATACGATTCTGTAAAGCCGATAAACATTCTCTTTTTTGCCATATTTCCTCAGCTTTATCTATTTCTCCTGCGAAAAGATGATTAAAAGCCACTTCATCTAATGGAGTCGTTTTTATGAACCAAAATTGAGCATGCAAAATTTGGTCTTTGGGCAAGGTAAGTTTGGCTTCGGCGTCTGCCGCTGAAGCTTCCGTACGATTAATGGATGAAAGGTATTGTGGCACATCTAAAGGAAAAGAAACGGACTTGCCTACCTTCAAAAACGCTTTCATGCGATTGTGATTAGCCAGTCTTTCCTTTGTAGGAGAGTTTGAATAGACTCCTAACAGACGATATGGATTGTTTTGTAGTATATTCATTCTAATTCCGTAAACAATAAAGCCAACCGACTCCCTTGTTGACGAAATCCACTCACTAATACATACGAAAAAGCGCGGAGCCGGTTCTGTCACTCGTTCCACGATCGATAGGCCTTCGCATTGCCCTGTAAGTCGAAACGAGCAACGCCGAAAGCCCCACGCCAGTGTAAGTATATAAAAGCACTCTTGACAACAAACAATAGAATTGTCCGAAGCCAATGAGGGCTGTATATAATACACCTCATGAGGCGTTCTGCATTGCTTTGTTTTTGACTTACAGTTGAATTTGCGAAGTTCATCGATCGTCAAAACCAAAGCGTACAAAAACGCCTTTTACCATATGTATGTCTGCCCAACCTCTGCCCATCGGGGCTTTCGGTATGGGTATAGACGTTACAAAGGTAATACTTTTACATTGAAAACCACTTTGTTTGGCTGGCAAAGTATGGTTTTAAGGTCTAATTTAACATTATTAAATATAGATATGTTAAAGAATTCCACTTTTGCGTGATTTTTCTTGCTGAAAAGTTTGTATTATCAATGATTGTTCGTATCTTTGCAGCGTCAGTCCTCGCCAAGCCTCTTAACAATGCTCAAATCGTGCGAGGCGTTTTTTGTTTATACACATTTGAATATGGCGAATCTTATTCCCTTTACAAAACGGTTTGAATCTTCTGAAAATCTCGTTAATTTGCTTGAATCTCGAGGTTTACAGATTTGTGATAGAAACAAAGCCATACAATACCTTGACAATATTGGTTATTACAGATTGTCTGCTTATATGTACCCTTTGTTGAAGATGCCCAAAACTGCCCATTTGTATAAGGAAGGTTCAACATTCAAAAAGGTGATGATGCTTTATCGCTTTGACAAGAAACTGAGACTACTCATGTTCAATGAAATAGAAAAGATTGAAATTGCTATCAGACGTGCGGTGATGCAAATAACAGCAGATATGACAGGCAATCCTTTCTGGCTTACTGACTCTTCTTACTTCTTGGATAGTTTCAGGTTTAATGAAACAATGCGAGCTATATCCAAGGAATACAGCAAATCTAAAGAGGAGTTCATTCTCCATTTCAAACGAACCTACTCAGAGCCTTACCCACCATCGTGGATTTTAGGAGAACTGCTTACTATTGGAAACGTCAATGCCATTTATCGCAACATTAAACAAAATCGCATACGCAAGCGTATTGCCAAACGTTTTGGGTTGCCTATCAATGTGTTTGAGTCATGGCTCACGGTTATTGCTGTTACTCGAAATGCCTGTGGGCATCATTCAAGAGTATGGAACAAGCAGAATGCTATTCAGCCAGCAATCCCCAATAGTCCCGCAGGAGAATGGATAACGCAGCCAACAGATTCCATGCGTGCTTACTTTGATCTTTGCATCATCAAGTACTTTCTTAATGTTATATCCCCCAATAATGATATGCAGTCTAAACTAACATGGTTGTTCATTCGTTTTCCTGAAATTGACTTACAAGCTCTCGGCTTTCCACAGGGATGGGAAATGGAACCATTATGGAGGTAATAACATGTGGTATGGCTACTGATAATTCACTCCCTTACATGGTCTTCTTTGTTTCTGTTTTATCATATTATGGGGGCGGTTCAAACGACCCCATCCAATCCATATCTATGTGATTTTTGATGTAATCAAAAGTTAAATACGTTAAATTTTAGTCATTTCGTATCTATATAGAATCCACACGGTCACTTTTCTACCGTTTAAAGCGTATAATACTGATAATCAACTAATAATAGATACGAGAACTGTATCGAATTGACCAAAGTTGAATTACCATCAACCATTACAAAAATTTCATATAATGCATTCTGTAATTGCTACAATTTGATTGATATTATTATCTCTGACATAGTAACAGAAATTGGATCATCTGCATTTCAAAACTGTTCGAATTTATGCAAAATACAAATCCCCGATTCTGTAATAGAAATAGGACCGTCAGCATTTGAGGGCTGTAGAAACTTAGTGTCTATAACTATATCTCAAAAAATCACATACATAAATTATAATACATTTCGTGGGTGTGAACTTTTGAATAAAATCTGGATACCCAAGAATGTTATAAGTATAGGATCAGAAGCATTTGGAGGGTGTAAAAATTTGAGAGTTGTCGCTATTCAATCCGACCACATTGAAATCAACCCAACAGCCTTTCTTCAATGTTCCAATATTACCAGATTATATTTGGCAAAAAACAACCCCAACGTTGTGATTTCTTCGTTCGGAGATAGCGAAAATATTAAAATCATTTCGCCAATTTCAGACTATGATAGAATCAAGTCTTCTGTCTCAATTTCTGCTGAAGATTTATACAAGACCCATGCTACAAACCTAAAATACATGGCACTTTTCTACAAATATATGGGGATGAATATAACCCAAATGAAGTGGTCTAAAAGTTTGAAAAATGCCAAATCTTTCAAGGAACCCATCAATACTAATTGGGAAACCTATAAAACTATCGAGCAATCAATAGAAGAACTGTTCTCCATAAACTGGGATTATTCGGCAGGATTAGGTCTTGTCTTAGGCTACAATAATTACAGAGCCCTAGATTTTGATATTTACGGGGATTTTGCTATAAAAATAGAGTATAATTGTGGAACCATTGATGACTTTATTGACGATGTGCTTAGATTGTTAAATCTACCATTGGATTATCAATGGGTTGTCAGAAGTGGCAATGGGTATGGGTTTCACATTATTTTTAGATGCGATAACATACCCTCAACATCCGAATTGGATTCCATTTCATTTGCCCCTTCTGATAGATATAGTAATCCTCAATTGTTTACACGTATAGAACTCCGTTGGTGCGACCACCTTGTATTACCACCCTCAATCCATGCTTCTGGCAATCAATACTATTTTAGAAATAAAAAACTTCCTACCACAAAACCCGCAGAACTAACACTCGCTAGTATAGAACCTATGTTGTATAAATACTGCGGTGATAGAAGTTACCGACAGGCTCAATATAAAGGACGACAATTAATGCTAACGCAACTAGAGAAAATCATTAGCAGACATGACAGTTACTTATCACCTCATGAACATTATCTAGATTCTGTTGAATATCTCTCGGACATTACAACGCCAGAAGGACAAAACTCATTAGCAATACACTATCTCTTAGGGGATGGCGTAGCTCATAGCATAGAAAAGGGTATTGATTTGCTTAACAAATCAAACACTCAATCGTCAATGTTCAACTTGTTAAGTCTTTATTCTGTTGGAGCCATGCCATGCACATATTATCAGTACAAAAATCTACTTGATCAGCTAGATAAAAATGTTTTTAACGAAGATGGCATATCTTTAATAGAAGAGAATGCTAGTAAATTTATTAAAAAATCAGATTTGTTCTTCTTTTTTGATACAGAGACGACAGGCCTTCCTGCAGACTATAATGCCCCTATAAGCGATACGGACAATTGGCCTCATATTATACAAATTGCTTGGGTTGTAATGGACGAATCTAACAAGGTCATAACAAAAAATGATTTCGTTATTAAACCTGATGGATTTGATATACCCAGTAGTTCTGTTAATATCCATGGAATTACTTTTGATTATGCAATGAAAAATGGTGTTGATATTGGTGAAGTCTTAGAGAAGTTCCTAAAAGACCTAAGTCTTTGTAAATACGTTGTAGGTCACAACATCAAATTTGACCAAAATATCATATCTGCACAACTTCATAGAATGAATAAAAATATTGATTGGAATGAATTCAATAGTATTTGTACAATGAAATCATCTGTCATTTTTTGCAAAATAATAGGCATATATGGTTATAGATATCCTAAGTTAAATGAATTGTATTATAAATTATTCCATAGTAATTTTGAAAATGCCCATAATGCCTTTTCAGATATTCTGGCAACCATTGAATGTTTTAAAGAGCTAAGAAAGAAAGGTATTATTGAAATTCCTGATGATAATAGCGATTTGCCATTTTAA